CGGGCCGAGCGCCGTCTTGTCGATACAGATGAAAGTGGCGATCGCGCCGGCGGTCATGTTCGCCGTGCCGACCACGTAGTTCATCTGCAGAAACTTCGGGACGGCCGTACCATAAAGACCCGCCGGGCTCATGGGCGGCAGCTTCGTCCGCCAGATTTCCTCACCGGCTACGAGCTGGGCAAGAGTAAAGGCGACACTCTGAGCTACAGTCACGAAAGAGCCGGGCGATCCCGATCCGTTGTCAGGCGCGTATTGCACCTGGAGCTGCATGGTCGATGAACTCCCGGTGAAACTCACTATCACCAGGGAAACGAGTTCGATGTCATCGCCAACGGCGATATCCCGGCCGTATCCCTTTGCGGAGCCCGCGATCTGGCTCATGTCGATGAGGTTGGCCGAAACCTGGTTACCGACCTGAAAGGTGCTTCCACTCGCTACCGTGGTGCCTGTGAAGACGCCCAAGGACGAATTGGAACCGTCCAGCATCATGTAGTTGTCCATTATCATCTCAAAATCTCCTTAAAGAAATTTCACCGCAGAGACCGCAGAGAACGCAGAGGGAAGAGATGGAATTCCCACTTTGGATTTTGCCTTTGAGCTCCAACTTTTTCCCCACTTTCGCTTTCCCTCTGCGCTCTCTGCGTTCTCTGCGGTGAATAGGTTTTCTTAAACCACCCGCGCCTCAGTGTTCAGCAACTGGTCGCATGTCCGGATCGGAATGCCTCGAAAGCTCGTGACCGGCTTTCCGTCGAACTCATCCATCCGGAGCAGCACGTTTTGCTTATTGAGCGCCTGGATGTCGAGCCAGGTGGAAATGGCGCGGTTGCAATAAAAGCCGGCCTGCCCCAAAGTGAGCCTCGGAGCGTCGCTTGTTTGAACGTTGCCGGCCCGGGCAGGCTGCGTGGGCAGTCTGTGGATCGCCCGGATCATCAGGTTGATAAGGTTCGGAGGCGTACCCCCGCTCAAGGTGGTCACGTCGACGTTCGCGATTCTGACCGCGTATCTCCAGTCTTTCACGACAAGGCCCGCGTCCCACTTGTAATGAGTCCGCCAGGCGTAATAGGGGTTATTGTTCGAATCGTAGACCGGGGTTTTCCCCATGTCTTCCTGCCGAAAACCCGCTTTTTGTCCCTTGGGGAATATCCCGTGAACCGACATCGGCCCCCAGTGGATGAGCCAGATGGAGGTGTTCGTGCTGTTGACACCGCCCGCGTCGATTACGTTATTGGCGGTCTGGGCGTTGGTGGTGAGTACGCTCGGATACCTTGGGGCCAGTCCCATGAAGGCCGCCGGAGTGGTCGTAACGTTATTGTAGAAGATCGTTTGCGCCATCTGCTGGTTCATGCCCTCGAGGAACGCAAGTTCTTCGCTCAGTCTAAAGGCGCGGTCGTTTCCGGAAAGGGCCACGAGGTCCACGTCGATGTCCGAGTAGGTCTCGAGCATGCCGCAGGACTCGGTGATCTGCGCCGTGGTCGATTTGCCCCTGGGGACGCCCTGGTTCAGCAAGCGCCAGTAGGCGATCGGCAGTCCGGTTCTGATGGTGGTCTTGTGCCCGGTCGGAAGGTTTCCTTCGATCCAGAGCATGTCGTCTAAAATTTCATTTGTCTGGGACAAAAGATTGATGATTTCGGCAATTTTTCCGTCATCGTCTATGCGTTTTGCCCAGTCAGCCAGTGTGAGCGCTGCAGGTCCGATAGTCGTTTGAGACATCTATTCACTCCTTATGAAGCATGAAGCACGAAGCGGTTTTCACTCTTCACTCTTCACTGCTCACTGTTCACTCTTCATTGTTGGGTACATGTTTTCGAGAAGCTTTGCCCCGGTGTCCTTCACGGGATTTCCGGTTAAGCTTCCGGGTTCTTTCAGTAAATTGCCCATCTTCACGAACATCTTGACGATTGCCGGGTTGTTGCCGGCCCCGGTCATGTTGAGCGCCTCTTTTAAGGCCGTCGCCTCCTTGGCGTCTTTCACGAACGGGTTTGACTCGCCCGGCACAAACACCTGGCTTGCTGCCGCAATCGAGCTTTCATACTTTGTCCCACCGATCTCCGGATCGGCTTTCACCTCGGCCTGCCACTTGGTTTGGGTCTCAGCCCACAACTTGTATGGCGCCTCTACCTGCGCGCGGATCTTCCCGCCGCCGAAATCGAGGAGCTTCTGCGCTTGCTCCTGAGTCAGGTCCAGCTCTTTTGCCAGCCCCTTGAACTCAGTTGCGCTCTGCTCGTCGAGCGTTGTCCCTTCCGGGAGCGTAAACTCCGCATATTCCGCCGGCGCTTTTGCCGCCGGTTTTTCGCCTTCGGGTTTTTTGATCGGCTTGCCTTCGGCGTCGAGCTTTTGCTTGCCTTCGGCATCGAGCTCGAAGCCGTCTTTGTCGTATTTGGGCTCACCAGCCTTGGCAGCTTCAGCAGCTTTTGCAGCTTCGGCCGTTTTGGCGGCTTCGGCGGCAGCTTGTTCCTCTGCTGTTTGCGATGCTGGGGGATCTCCAATCAGAGGAGCCGGTGGAGTCAAACCCGCATCGGGTGCAGGTGTTGGGCTTGGAGTGGATTCCGGTGTTTCCATAAACTATTTCCCTTCCCTCGCTTTTCGTGCATTCGTCAGGAACTCATAGAGCTCCGGGTCCTCGCGCCGTATGCGGTCGACAAGATCGTGGTCAGGCGTGCACAGATGCTCCGCGCACTGCTCTTCGATCTCGTCGTTGAAACTCTTCCAGTCGCCGTTGTGGCCGTGCCACAGATGGCAATTGAGATATCCCCCCTCTTCGCACAGGGTGATCAGGTTCTTTGGATCCAACTCAAGCGCCGGCGCCAGGTGGAACGGATGCTTATGGTGGACCTGGAGCCGTGTCGTTCCTCCGCACCACCTGCAGCACGGCTCATCGACCAGGTGAGCTTTGCGCACCCGGGCCCACTCCGGAGAGCGAAGATGCGCCGGCTTCCCTCTGAGCACGTCCCGAAGAAGCTGTACATGTCGCTGCATCGCTTTTTCCCCTCGCCGAATTTCGAGTTGAACCGATTCGCTCCAAAGGCTAAGCTGGGTATGCCGCGCACTCGCTTCTTCGCTTCGGCGAATTTCCGGTAGGGCCGGCTCGGACCAAAGGCGAAGTTGCAAATGCCGCTGCATCGAATGTCCCTTTCCCCGGGGGCAATAAAAAAGGCGCAAGTTGAGTGGTTGGGCACCCAACTGCGCCTTCCTTATTCTTTCGCCGCTCTCACCCCGCCGGGCTAAAACGGACCCCGTCCCTCAATTTTTAAACGCTTACTCTGCCTTCCCCCCGTTCTCCATCTGCATCTTCATATAAAACTCCGGGCTGATCCGGTTGATATCGCCCAGGAGCTGGTTCCCAATATCTCTGCGGCCCTCATTAAACGCCATCCGCAGAGCGTCGCTGGAAAAGGAAAGATGAAACACCCCGCAGCGCGCGAGAAGGTCCCACATCCACATCCTGCCGGCGGGATCGGATAGAAGCGTCCGCAGCGCCCCCTTCGTCTGCAGCTCGCGGATCCTCTTCGTCTTTTGCGCCTGCCCGACGTGGGCCACATCGCCTGCGTTGTAGGGCACTTTCTCTTCAGCCACGCTACATCCTCTTCAGCGCGAAATAGACTCTGATGACTTTCGTGTTGTACACGTCCGTCTCCTTTAGGCGTAGAACGCCAGGGTAATCAGCGGTGTGGCCCCTGAAATAAGCCCGATAGTCTTCATCCCCGTGATCTGCCGTATAAGCGGATTGAGTTCTGGGATCGTGTATGCTGCCGCCGCTTCCGTCGCGGTGGCGGCAGGGATCGCCAGGCCGCTTGATACCGTCGTTGGATAAAGCATCATCCAGAAATCGTTCCCGCCCGACGCTGCAAACAGGCAGAAATTGGCCCCGGCCGGAGGCGTCACATACTGAGCGGTACTGGCAACCATAAGGTTGACGTAGATCGTGTCCGACTGCTGCATGGCCGAGATAATCATATTGCCCATGTTGTCGACACCCTGCTGTAGCCTGATCATCTATCCCCTCCATGCCGTTCGCTGATTTTCTCTGCGTCCTCTGCGTTCTGTCCTTGATCCGTCCACGACCGGGTCAATGCTTTACTGCCCGCCCGCTCCAATCATCTTCATGAGTGCGTTCTGGCCGCCGCCAACATCGGTCTCTGAAAGCGTCTTCGCCCCCTGCACCCCCGCCATGCTCATCTGTGCGGCCTGCTGCTGTGCCGCCTGTTGCGCGCGCTGTTTCCTTATGGCGTCCCTCTTCTGCTGCGCGACGATCAGTTTCTGTGTAACCCCGATCAAATCGGCATACTCTCTAACCGTTTCATCGAAATCGACATTGTCCAAGGCCTCCGGCTTCGCGGCGGCAAGATTACCCACGAACGCCACAAGCCGCTCGATCCCGGTTGTGGCCGTGCTCTTCTGAGCGTCGGCAAGCGTTGACACGCATTCGATATCAAGCGCCCTTCCCCTGATTTCCCGCGGCGCCGGCGGAATGAGCCCCACGCGGTGCATGATCGCAAAGAGCCGTTCGATGAAGGGATTTATCAACTCGAACTGGCTTCGCTCCAGAAACGGCCCGAGCATCAGCATCTTTTCCTGCTTTCGCTCGATGATCTCCGTTGCGGTCCTGACCGTATCGAGTTGTGCGATCATGAGGAAAAGGTCCGCAAAAAACGTGCTCTTTATGCGGTTCTCGGCCTTCGTGATCTTTTCCTCGGCCCCCCGGATGTCCGGAGGCACTTCGTATGCCGGCTTGAATCCGCTCTGCCCCAGATTTGCGACGTAGGTAATGCCCCCGGGAAGAAGCGATGCAGGCTCGTTTTTCATGTTCACATCGGCGACCATCGGAGGATTTAAGACCTTGTCTATCGCCTGGGCCGTCCGCTTCTCCAACTGCTGGAGCATCTTCGACGTGCCGAGGCATTCCATGCCCGGACCCCGGCCGTACGAGTCGTTTCCGATCACGTGCCACCTGGGCGCGCAAAACGGAAGCTCGTGATAGCCGCGAAGATCGAGCACCAGGTTCTGCCTTTGTCCCCACTCCCAGATGACCGACCGGTACTGGCGGCCCTTGAGGCCCGCAACCTGGGGCGCGCGAGTGTCGTTTGGCTCGATGGCCTGAGCAACGTTTACCTCTTTATCGAGCTGTCCGGATGCCCAGTGGGATTTGACCTGCGGGCTGCAGCTCTCGAGCCCGAACCTTTCAACCACTTGCCCCACCGCGAGCACATACTCCCGGTAAAGGGTATCGATTTGATTTCGCCCCGAGCTCGCCAGGTAATATTCCCCCACGGTCAACGTCTGGCACCGGATCACATCGTTATAGTCTTCCTCGACCAGCATGCACCCGGTACCGAACACCCCCAGCTCCTCGTAGATCACGTGCAGGGCGTTGTAGGCGTTTGACTGGCTGAGGACCGTGAGCATCCTCTTCGTGACTTCGTCCAGCCACAGCCGAACAGGAGTATTATCAGATACATCCATGTCGCGAATGCTAAGACGAAACCAAGGCCGAGCCGGTGAAGTAAGTCCCGCCATAAGACCAGCGGACAGCGTCCGCGCTGAAAGCGTTGGAGTTTCGTTGATAATTCTGGATCCAACAGGGTCTCCCCTCGTGGCCTGGTTGGGCGTCTGCAGGTACCGCCCGCGCCTGGGCAATATGAAATCCGAGAGCTGCCTCCAGTGCTGCCAGTAGCTCCACCGGTCGGTGCGAAGGCCAACGAGCCTTCTATCCACGTAGCGCCGCAGATCCGATATCTGAGCGATCTTATTTACCTGAGAGGTTAAAGGAATTACATCGCCCAAGTCAGTTCTCCGGTTAGTTCCGCGACTCCGTGACAGTAAACGCTCCGCCGCTGTGTAGCCCCTCGAAACACGTATTCCTCGTATCCGCAAACCGTGCAGTGAACCACGGTCATGCCCATGGCCCTTTCGCTTTCAAGCAACGACCCACACGAGGGGCACTTCATCTCAGTTCCCCAATACAAAAATCCTTGCCGCCCTCGATCAACTTGTATCGTTGACCAAACATCTTGCGTGCGACAACCCGAGTTGAAACCCAGATCGGATAATGACCGGAGGTAAGCATCAATTCCCCAGTAGCGTCTTGCCGCTCGCCGTCGTGTCGGCCTTGGTCTGCAAACCCATCGGCCCGGTTAGAATCGTCTGGCTCGCCCCGTAGGCCGATGCCGCAAGGTTACGCTGATTTGCCCCCGCGCCCTGCACACCCGAATCCGGCAGACTCGGAGGAGGCGCCGGCGCCGCAGGAGGCGCTGGAACAGAAGGAGATGCACCGAAACACATGGCCGCTAAACCTCCGGATTGCGGGCGATACCCGCATTTGCCCACATCATGGCGTCCTCGAGGTGAGTGATCGCCAGGGCTTTCTCCCGGCCGTCCGGCACAAGGACGTTTATGGTGTCCGCAATTTTCTTTATGCTTTCGCGGACAAACGCATGCCTTTTCACTTTCAGTTCGCTCGGCGCGTGGTACGCAAAGCGGTTTTCAATGTCTTTAGGCTCTATCATGCCGCCCTCCGTTGCTGCGCGCGCCGGCTCTCGGCCGCCATGCGGTTATGTGCCCTGCGTTTCTTCACGGCATTTTCCAGCCGCCCGAGGTTCGCCTTCGCCCTGTCGCACTTCTGGACCGACCCCTTCCTCTGTTCAAAGAGGTGATGGGTCTTTAGCGCCGAGGCCCAGACGTCCACAATGGCCTTGATGATCGGTAGCTGCATTATTTCCCCTTCTTCGGCTTGGTCACTGCGCTGCTGAGCAAACTCGCCGCGGCCTGCGGGTTCTGCGCCAGGTCCGGCACAGCCCCGCCTTGCCCGCCGCTCATCTGCCCGTTTTGCCCGATGCACATCACTAAAGGTCCTTAAAAAGGTCGTATTCGGTCTCGCAAACCGCCGCCTTGGCGCCCCTCGCCCTCTTCTTCGAAACCGGCCAGGCAAACGAAATGGCGAGTGCGTCCGCATGGTTCGGGCTTTTGAGCCCGCGCTTTTTCATCAGGTCCTTTGATTCGATCTGAATCTTGCCGTCCAGGCGCGGAATCGTCTCCGGGCCGATCAGATCGTTATAGAGGACCATATCTGCCGGGATAGCTCCGCCTTCTTTGAGCCAGTCGCGCATAAGCTTCCACATTTCGGCGCGCTTGTTGAGACACCCGGGATCAGCCGGTTCGCCGGCAAACCAGACCAGTTGCCAAGTACGCCCAAGCGTCCTGCCAGCGGAAACGATTCCCGTTCCATATCCAGCGTCGATGAAAACGGCATCGGCCCCCTCCGAGTCCTCCAGGTTCGCAATGATATTCGCCACCTGGATGTCGTTGTCGTTTTTGGGAATGACCCGCAAAATCTTGAATGCGAGCCCCTGCCGCAACCCTATGACTAGGTCGTCATCGCCTTCCCAGGCAGGATCGCAGGTCAAAATCTTCGGTGCGAAATCGTACTGCTCTACACGAAGGTGCCTGCCAAAAGCGGCGTCCACATCCGTCAAGCTTATGAACTGGCGCGCGGACATGGCCGGAAACATCCCGCGTACGCGCACCTTCACAAAATCCGAATTGATCCCGTAATCGGTGATCCATTCCTGGATCTGGTCTTTATTGGTCAAACGGCTTTCCCGGGAATCGACCTGCTTTCTTTTCCACCGCTTTGCCACAGGCCCCGTAAAACACTCTTTAAACCGACCGGTATTACGCGTGGGGTTCCCGAAGACACACCATATGATCTGAGTCTCCTTATCGGTCAGGGCCCCCTCAGAGACTTCCCAGATCTGGTCGGGGATCGCGCTCGCCTCATCGAATATCAAAATGATGCGCTTGCCCTTGTTGTGAAGGCCCGCAAAGGCCTCCGTGCTTTTGAGCGACCAGGGGACCTTATCTATGCGCCAGGTCTTCTCGTGCTCGGGCAGGACCGAAAAAAGCGCCGTATCCGTCAGGTGAAACCAGCTCTTCGTGGCGCAGAGCCTGTACCACTTGGCAAGCTCCGACCAGGTCTTGGTTTTGAGCTGGTTTTCCGTATTGGCGGTTACAACTCCCTTACAGTCCGGGTACGTGCTCATCGCCCAAAGGATCAGCCAGGCCACGAAAGCGGATTTGCCTATCCCGTGGCCGCTCGCGATCGCCTCCCGGATCACAACGCCCAAGTCCGCGCCGGCGAGGAGCTGCTCCTCGATCTTCCTCAATTCTTCGGTCTGCCAGACGTCGGGGCCTTCGAATTCTTCGAGCTCGCCGCTTCCCCACGGAAATGAAAAGAGCACCCACCGGTACGGCCTATCCCGGTACTCCCGGTTCGCCGAGGTCAGGATCTCGTACTGGGTGAGCTTCCTTTCACTCTGCTTCGTCGGCACGCTTTTTCCTCTCGGAGAGGTCGGAGACCAGATTTTCAAGCTCGGGCACATGCAGGGTGTCTTCACGCGGCAACACGCTCACCAGCACCCGCAAAACGCCCAACTTGCTCTCAAGCGCGGCACCCTTACACAGCCTCTTTATCCCCAGCGCTTCGATCCCGCTCAAAAGTTCATGGCGTATCTTCGTAAATTTATTGGGAGTTCCGGCTTTCCTGCCGCCAGTTTTTTTGCCCTTCATCGCCTCTATTACCGTCTACTTTAGAAAGAAATCAGCCATGAGCCTGTTCACTTCTTTCCAGGGTCCGTACTCCGTACGCTTGATTCGCACGACCGTGAACCGAGGCCCCCTACTAATCAGCAAGGCTACCTCGTCACCGCCTTTCTTAGCCGGATCCACTTGGGCGATTCTCTCCGCGCCCTCTGCGTTCTCCGCGGTGAGATGCTCTTCTCCGCTCATGCAACTTCTTCCAACTGGCTCTCAAACGGTATGATCACAAAATCCTCCGCCTGTTCCAGCTTGATGCCCGGGACGGCCCGAAGCTCAGTGGGCGCAAGGATCTTATCGTCTTGAAAAACGGCGCCGGCCAGGATGGCTTCCTTGTTGATCTCGGTTTTCTCCCGCAGAAACATCTTCAGCCCGAGCTGCTTCAAAAGCTCGATCACCGTCTCCGCGCCCCTCACCACGACCTTGGGAGGCCGCATCCGCCACTTGATTTCACCGGAGGCGAGGTTTGCATACTTCACTTTTCCGTCCTGGGTGAGCTGTGCACGGTTCGCCTCGCACCAGGCCTGCACGCCTTTGGAGAGGTCCCGGATCGCCTCGTTATGCGGCGCGGCGTCCTCTTCAAATTTCTGCTTCACCACGGCCAGCGCGTCGTTCATCGCAGCTTCAAGCCTCTGGCGCTCGCGCTGCCTTCGGCCGATTTCGGCTATGGCTTCGATGGTTTCGTCTTTACTTTGCGGGATTTTGAAAAGGGCTGCGGCCTGCTTGATCTTACTGACAACTTTCCCCATGGGCGTTGCGCCTCGAAAAATGAGTTGTCTGACTCGTTAGGTCTACCGGAGCTTAATTTGAAGGCTACATTATACGGCTGGATTTTGGCCGAAGATGTCCATGGGCGCTATATGGGCACTCCTTGGTATATTAAACCGTATTGACAGGGATATTTATGGACTGAAGGATTAAAGGATTGAGGAATTGAGGGATTTAAGGATTGAGGAATTGACGGAAGATGCAGATCGGTAGCGCCGTCTTCCATGGCGGCGATTTACTTACAAAACATCGTTTCCTTTGGTGCGCTGGTCTCGAAACCAGTTGACCGCGTCGTCATCGATCACGCGGACCCGGCCGGATAAGCGGAAGGCGGGAAAGCCGTCCTTCATCCATGAGCTCAGAGTATTGTGGGAGCAGCCGTACTTTTCGCAGATTTCCTTTAACCCGCAGATCACCTGTGCCACATTCCACACCCGAACTCCGCGCCGCAAGGCTCCCCTACGGGCGTTCAAAGGCCTGGTGGAATACGTTATCTGCCAACTAAGTTATAAAACGCGGGAATTGCACAGTAAATCCCCGCGTATATAAAAGCAAATACAAAATCGTCATTGCAGATATTATTCACCGCCGAGCGTATCCAAAAGCGTCTCCACGACTTCCCCATCACCTGCACCGGCCGGCACGCCCGATCCCTCCGGCGCCCCCTCACCCTCCGCCCTTTGCCCTTCGGTCTCTTCGAGGCGCTTGCGCTCGGCTTTCTGCATCTCTTCCCATGCCGCCTTCATCCTGCCCTCAAACTCCGCCCTCTCGGCCGGCGACTTGCGCGCCAACTGCTCCGGCATGTAAATTCCGGCCGTCATGCCCGATCTCATAAAACACCCGATGCACAGCCACCCCACTGGAGCGCTCCCGATGCTGTCAACGCCGCTTGGGTTTTTTGGATCCAGTTTCGAGACGTCATAAACATTATGAATCTGGATAAGCCCCTGGGCCTCGCAAGCCGGACAGTGCCGGCTATAAGCGGTCCCCCTATCGACTTGAACAAAGCTTATTGGAGGCGCCGCTTTCGGCATTGCACTCCCGCCCGCTTTCGCGTACCCGCCCTTAGCCATGTTTCACCCCTCCTGTTTGCCGTCCATAAGATCTTTCCGGATTTAGGCTGCCAGCTCATCGAGCACGTCGGCAAGGCGCATGGCTATCCTCGGGTCCGTGCCCTGCACCGAAAAGCCGCTTCCCCTTGCGCCCCCGATGACGATCACTATCGCGCCGGCGGCAACTGTCTTCTCCCGCACATAGGTGCACAAATCATCATATTTCCCCGGTCCAACGGCCACCTCAAACCCTCCTGATGTCTGTACACCGGCTGCAAAGATCCGGCTCAACCCAATAGCATCCGCCAGGGCACGCCCGCTCATCCGTACACCCGCATACCCTGCACTTTGCCTCTTCTCCCCGGATCTCCGGATGCTTGGATAGATCATGATCGAAAGCTATTCTGGAGGCCTCCGCGGGCATCGGCGTCCGCCCCTTGTCACCCGGATATCCGTAGCAGATTTCCACTCTCTCGGCGTTACTCTCGAGACATTCGTCGCACACGACCGCCACCGCCCCATTCGCGGGAAGTCCACACTGAACACATCCCCATCCCGTCCCCGGTACCGGCCCCTCAAAAGGCAACGCGATTATATTTCGAACCGCTCTTGTGCCCTTGCACGCACAGCAAGGCCCCAGGTCCGGGGCAATTTCCTCCGGAGCAAGAGCCGCGAGTTGCTCCTCCCGAAATTCATTAAAATCTTGCCAGATCATATCTCGTAACTCCTCTGAAAGCGCACCAAGCACGAATCCATCAGGATCGTCATGGCCGCAAATTCCCTGGCAAAACTCGCTTCCCTTCCATTTGCACGGGCAGCTAAGCTCTTCGTATCCTTCAGCATCTTTAGCCATAAAAACCTTTCACGCGGAGATGGCTGTTAAAGTGCTGGACCGCCCAGGCTCCGCCCTTCAACAGTTCCACGGCCCTCGTTATCGGACAGCATTCGAGGCAATTCATCATGTGGCTATCTGTCCTATGAGGGCAACATTTGCAGATAAACCTGCAGTCACCCATCATCGGCAAGTCCCTGAAATTGGACATTACCCACACACCAAACCATTTTGATGCCCGGAAATAATTCACTGGGATATTTCTTTCTCCGTGCCCTGTTAAAAGCTCCACCAGCCAGAACTTATCCACTTTCCTGAAATCGATAAGCTCCACGTTTTTGACAACAAAATCCCGCACATCCTTCTTCCGTATTACCCAACTGTCGCCGCCCTGGGCGCTCGTTCTCTTCGTACCGCGCCTTTCGGCAATCAAAAGGCCGGACTCGATCCAGCGAAAGATCGTGTGATTATCGAATCCGATCAATCCGCTGAGCACGGTTCCCGAATAGCCGTCTTTGGGTTTGCCGCCGATCGACCGCTGGATTTTGATTCTGATCGACACAATGGTTCGACTGTAGCCGGCGTTTCGCAGGCGCCTCTGTATAACTGCCTCCGGACGCGCCGCGTTTTCTCGTAAAATCCGATATTCGGCTTCGGTCCAATTGGGCTCTTTTTTCCTGACATGAGAGACGGGAACCACACCCAGGGCGCCCGCTCTTTTAGATACTATCCAGCGCGGCACTCCGAACTTATCGGCGAGCTCCCTCACCGGAGCGCGCCCCGAAGAGCCGTGTTGCATTCCTTGCTCAACCTGGTAGACGCGCTTGATCTCCTCGTCTTGCTCCGCTGTTAAAGGCGCGTATTTTCTTAGCTTTTGCCCTTTGCACGGCCCCGGCCGTTTTTGGGCTGGACCGGCAATATTGGTAGCGCCGCCTTCCACGGCGGCGATGTCCACCATGTCCACCATGTCCACCAAAACTACCGGTTCGACCTCTTCAGGCGATGTCGCAGGTGCTATAGCATCCGCTATAACTTCCGGCGCCGCAGGCCTCTCCGGTTCCTTCCAACACCTTATGCGCCTGGGCTTGGGTTCCCGCCTGGGACCGCCTCGCCCGTTCAGAAGCTCCAGGAGCCTTTGCGCCCCTTTCTCCGCACTGAGAACTGCTTTTCCTTTCATCTTCTCTCCGCCCTGGGTTTACTGTTCACCGTTTGCTGCTCACTGTCCTTAAAGGCTCCAGCCACGAATCGATCAAGGGGCCCCATTCGGCAACCGGGTCCCGCACCGGCCACTCTCGACAAATTCGCATCTCAATCAATAGATCGATCATGATCTCTTCGATCGCCCGGCCGGCGTTAAAATGCAGATCTTTGCCCGCCCGGCACGCCGCCTGAAACGATTCCGGAAATCTCGCTATGGCGCACCTGCGCAGCACCTCCACGTGATCGGCCGAAAGCTTTCCAAGCTCCGCTTTTCCCTTTCTTAAGGTCGCCTCCCGATCGCGCTCCCCGGCCGGCCGATTTTCCTCCTGGAGGACTTCTCCGCCGCCGCCATTTCCCTCAAAATCCACTGGGGAAGCCTCGCAGTCCTCGTAGGACCCGCAGGCCTGCGACCGCTCCTTTTCCAGTTCGCCCCGGTTGTGCTTTATGGCGTCACCGAAAAGATAGGCCCAGAAATTATTTACCCCCGGCTGGCCCTTCACATAGCGGATATTCCAGAGCACAAAATCAAACCCCCGCTTCAGGTAGACCTTCTGCAGGTTCTTGGTTTCCTGGTTCCATTCGCCGGCGTCCTTTTTCTGATTCAGCGCCTCCGCAGGCAGCTCCCGGATCAGCTCGTTAAATTCGGCCTGCCGCTTCGCTTTTTCCGGAATTACCCGCGGCGCCGGAAGAGGCGCTTTCGGACTGCCGAAGCACATCTGATGCTCCAGCCCTTCGTTACCCGGAAAAGGCGTTACAGGACTCCTTAAATCTTTCCCTTCTTCGGCCGTTTCGTTTACGTATACGTTCTTTTTACGGTTACGTTCTACGTATACGTATACGTGGCCGTCCTGTGACGCCTCTGTAACGCCGGGAGTTTGCGTTACAAGAGGGGTGCCGCTGCCCCCTTCGCGGTCCCTCCCCCCCTGCATCGCAAGACGCGTTTCTCCCTGCTCCCCGCTCTCCGCTCCCTCCCCCCCGCTCCGTAACGCACCCTGTGACGTCCCCGGTAACGCATCCGGTAACGTGAAACTTTCATGCGTTACATCCGAGTCGTGTAACGCCGCGTTTCCTGCGTTACATCCGGCGAGCTGCTCCTCCCTTTTTTTCTGCCGCCAGGCCCTCACCCGGGCCGTCGATTCTCCGTGCCCGTAGCGCCGCTTCCTTGCGTCCTTTAGCTCCCAGTCGCCTTCGGCCCGCCTGAAGGCAAGCCTGCTCTCCTCGAGGATGCGCGTTACATCCCCGAACGTTTCTGCGTTACACCCCAACGCGCCAGCCAAAACGCGGTCGGGCATCTCCGCCAGGTCCCCGGTTGCCCGCAGCATGTGCAGCAGCACAAGATGCCCGCGAACCTCGGGCGGGAGCGCCCTTACGTAGTGGTCGGTTACAAACGCCCGGCAAAACGACGCTGGAAGGCAAGGCACTGCGCGAAACTCCGTTTCTAATGAAACGCAAAAAATGGCGTTACATGAAAAAGAAGGCGACCACGGACGTGGGCCTGCAAAGGACCTTGGAGTTAATCAACCATCCATAGCCACTGCACCCGCAGCGCAGCAGCCGGGCAGGGTGGCGTATAAAATATCCCCGGGCCGCCCCGCCTGTCGCAACCCACTCTTTCCATCCGGGCGATTCCACCCATCCGGTGTCCCTGCAAATTGGACAATCCATATGTTAAATTTTCCGATTTTGTGCGTTACATTGCGTTACATATTGGCGAATGATTCTCCCGCTTGAGCGTTACATTTCATAATGATTCTTAGGGATTTAAAGCTTTACGCCATTCTCCGCGCACTCCGCGTCTCCGCGTGAGCCCGCTTTTTTGCGTTACATATTCCAGAATAATTCTCCCCGCAGCGAAAATGCGAACCACGGACGGACACGAAAGAACACGGATAAGGGACTGACTCAGGAGGAGGCGTCATTCCTGCCAGGCTCCGCATTTGGAATTCCCCTCAGCCCGCGTCGGCCGGCCTGGCGTGATTTTCCCACTTCATCTCTCATCCGTGCTCACCCGTGTCCATCCGTGGTTAAGATTATTCTTTTCCTCCGCGCTCTCCGCGTTCTCTGCGGTGAAAATTTTTTGCGTTACATTTGGGAACTGCTCTCCATGCCGAGCGACCCGCAGGGACAAACAGAACAACAAAAAAGCGCCTTGCAGCCCCTGATTCGATGGCTGGCAATGCGCTCGTCTATCCCCTCGGCCCTGCAGCGTGCGATCTGAAACCTGTCGCACCGCGCGGCCCGGCCCGGTGTAACTTGATAACCGCGTCGACGTGTACTATTATACATGCGGTGTTGCGGCAAATCACACCTTCCTTTTCAGATTGAGAATGTTCCGGTGGGGACCTTAGAGCATTCTCAATCGCTGTTTTACGCCCCTCTCAATCCTGGCCTCTTCCGGCAGCGTCGTAAACGTTCGCGGCGATCGACACGGGAGCGCGCACCCCGAACGCCGTATCGAGTACCCCCTCCAGCTCCTCCACGGTGAAGGGCTTTTTAAGGCTCGCGCAAAAACCCGCGTCGGCGAGCATCTCCTCGGTCACTTCCGGGCCGGTCATGAGAACCATCGGGATCCGCGGCTCACCCCTTACGTACCGGGAAAGAGACACCAGGCGCGCCAGATCCATACCGTCCAGCTCCTTCATCTGCCAGTCGGTCAAAAGAAGATGGAATCTCTCCGGGCTCTCCTTTATCAGAATAAAGGCCTCCAGCCCGCAATCCACCCCGACCGCCTCATAACCCAGGTGATCGACCAGGGCCAACACCACCTCGAGGATGGCCGGATCGTCATCGACCACGAGCACCGTCCGTCCTTTTTCCGCCACTTCATCACCTCCAATCGTTTAAGGAATCCCACCTGCCAGGAAGCCGCCCGTTCTCAAAAGCACCACGCGCTTCCGGATCTCGTCGCTCACCGGCACGCCGGCCGCCCCCTCTCCCAACTTCGCGCGAAGCTTTGCCGCCGCCGATCTGAGATCTTCCTCGAAGATCGTCCACGGGCTTTCGCTCCTTTCCACCCGGTCGATTTCGGCGACAATCGCAATAAGCGCCGCGCGCATTTCGATAAGACTAAACTCGACCATTACTTATCTCCTGAAAATGAGGGACGGCCGTTTCTCTCCCACGGCCAAAGTCACGCCTGCTGCTCATCACGGGCGTTCGCGGCGGTCTGATTCGGGGACTAAAGCCCCATATCATAATTGCCTCGTCCGGCATTATGGTCCGTGTCAGGCGGAGCCGCGAAGAACGCGGAGACATACTTCCATTTGGGTCCAATCCTCCAACCTGGAGGAATCTCAGCTTGGTGTTTCTTTCTCCGCGCCCTCCGCGTCTCCGCGTGAGACCTGTTTTCCCAGCCATTCCCCCAGGTCCACCTCAACCTTGAAATCCGTCTGGGGAAGCTGCGCGACCACGTCCCTGTTAAAGGCCTCCAAAAGTTTGCAGCCAAGTCGCGGCACGCGACATTGGACAAGAATAGCCAAAGCCAGCACCGCGCATTCATAACTCTCTGACCCCCAAAGATACGGAAAGGCGAGCATCCCGCGCGGACCGAGGAGCAATTCCCCATCCACATACACCCGCCCCGTTTTCCACTCTCCCTGGATAGTGACCTTCATCTTCATCCTTTACGAGACAATCCCGGAAAAAGCCCGCATGGCCTGGACCTGGGATTCCGCAAGGTACTGGCAGTCGGCCAACGCCACATGCCCCGTTTTGATCGAACCGTCCGGGTAAACGAACATATCCGAAGCCAGGGCGTCTTTGGCCGGGACCTTCATCATTCCTTCGCACTCAAGCCGCCTCACCTGGCCCTCTTGTATTTCCGTCATTGGTTTTTCCTGCTCACTGCTCACTGTTTACTGCCCCTACGCCGCCTTCAGCTCCTGCATCCTGCGGTTGAAGTACTCCATCGCTTCCTTCCTGCACACGCCCAGCCTGGCCCGGTTCCCGGTCATCCACTCAAAAAGTTCCTTCGGCTTTTTCGCCCGGTCCATCTCAGCCCTGGCCGCATCGATCCCGAGCTCGGCGTGCCCTTCTTTGCCCCCCTCCGGCCCCGCCCCCTCTGTGCCCTTCGTGCCTGCCTCCGTGCTCTTCGTGTGCATTTTCCTTCCGCCCCTGGGATGCGCACCCCCTCCACCCGATCCCGGCGGGTCCCAGCGAAAAACCGTCCCTTCCTTCGTCTTCCCCCACTCGCTCCCCTGGTCGTGCACGTTCGCAAAAGCCGGCTGGATCTTGTAGAGATACCTCCCGATTCCCCACTGCACGGCCGCGCGCTTCATGGCACTCGAAAGCGCGCTCTTCACCTTGTCGATCTTCTGGCCTCCCTCGCTTTGCTCCTCCTGGTCCGCGCCGTCCCACTTGCCGATCCACGCACCATCCACCCGGATCGAGATCACGCACACCACTCCGCCGCACGGCCCCGGCTCGAACCCGTTTTTCCAGTTCTGCGGCCCGCAAACCGCATCCAGCCGCTCCATGATGGCCCTCGAAGTCACGTAGGGCATGACCAGCGCCCAGACTTTATCGTTCTTTTTCCCGCAGCTCTGGACCCGCCACTCCAGGTCCTCCGGATCGAACTGCGCGCTCAGCTTTTCCCAGTCGATCTGCTCTTGCATCTCACACGCTCCTTATGCTACCGTTACCGGTGAATGAGGGGTTTACTGACTATCTGGACATGCCCCCGGGGAAGAGCGCCCACTTCCCCGGGGGATTTCTTTTTGCGCCTGCCGCTTCGGCAGTGCTTGCAATCGCCCCCCCCCCCGCAGCCAGAACCATCTGGCCATGCTCAATCGGTGTCCCGCACGCCGGCCTCGCCCCTTCAACATCGTGCGTCACCTTACTCCATCTAGATTGAATCAAAATCATCCCGCCTTTTCCTCCTCTCCGCGTCTCCGCTCTCTCTGCGTTCTGTCCTTGATCCGTCCACGACCGGGTGAATCTTTTTTTCCCGTTTCACCATCCATTCACCCTATCCACTTGTATAGTACTTCGCCTTTATTGGTAGCGGAGGCGGGTTCCCTTGCCTCACCGGTTCAGGGGCCTAGCCGTCCTCAGTGAGTCCCCACCTCCGCTCGTTTTCGGTTTTTGCT